CCCTAAGACATTCTTAACATAATTTTGCGTTTCTTGAAATGGTGGTATGCCACCGTACTCTGTTACGTTGCGCGGCCCTGCATTGTACGCTGCCAGCGCGAGACTTGTGCTAGGGAAGCGATCTAGCATTTGCCTTAGGTACTGCGCACCACCCTGCAAGTTTTGCATCGGGTCACGCGGATCGACACCTAAACCCTTTGCTGTAGTAGGCATGAGCTGAGTTAAACCATATGCGCCCTTTGGGCTTTGCGCCGTTGGGTTAAATCTACTCTCTTGCTCTATAAGAGAAAGAAACAAGTCTTCTGGGACGTTATACATGCGCGCAGCATCACGGGCCATTTGCATGTAATATGCGCGCGTATTTTGATCCATTAGAAGCCTGCTAGAACTTGGAGATAATTAAACAGACCAGGCTGTTGGCTTGTCTGACCGCCAGATGTTGTAGTTGTTGATCCATATGGCACCATACCTAGCGCCTGAAGTGGCAATTGCATTTTCTGCGTTGGGGCGTTTGCATATCCTTGATATTGACCCTTAGCTGCATCAATCAACTGCTGCATTGCCATTTGTTGCATAGCGCCTTGTTTCATTTGTTGGTTTTGCAGTGAAGTTCCGTAATTGAACGATTGCGCACCCATTCCCGCTAGTTGGTTTGCTGCGCCTAGCTGCCTCTGCAAGTCTGCCTGAGAAGCACCCAACGCTGTATTAAATCCTTGCTGGCGCATGCGCGCTGCGGTGTCCGCCATTTGCTGCGTATAACCTTTACCCATTTCAGCTTGCGCTATACCGTGTCTGCTGCCACCAAACGCACCTGCTTGCGCAGCTTGCGCACCTAACTGATTAAATCCCATTTGAGCTTGTGTACCAATGTCGCGCAGTGATTGCTGTACTACTTGGCTTTCATATGGGTTTTGATATGCTGACATCCCGCCCGCTGCGGTTTGCCCCATCCCCGCTGCTGTTCTCTGCATTGCGCCCTGCTGCGCCAACGATGCTTGTTGAAATGGGTTCGCTGTTGCCTGCGTCATTTCTGGGTTTGCTGCGCCTGCCATATTACTTTCCTCTGCCCTGTACGCTCACTGGCTGTACGCCAAGAGGTGATGATGGTTGATACGGTTGAACCGCAAAGTCTGGTGTGCCTGCTGGTACTACGTTTGCGCCCTGCTCACCAGTAACAGGGTTCATAAAGAAGCTATCCATATATTGCGCTTGCGCTGGGCGATACTGACGTAGATTTTCTACAGACTGCTCAAACAATGGCGCTGATGAGTAACCCTGTACACCGCCAGCAAACTCTGTAGTCTCTGGCATGTATTGTCCCGCACCCGTGTTCATCCCAAACGCGCCCGCCGCTTGTTGTGTGTTCTCAAACGCTGCTTGCTGCATGGGCGAGAAGCCAGCAACATCTGGGCCGTAGTAAGGCGTGTATCCAATGTTAGACAGCTTGTCTGCTAACGCAAGATTTTGCTTGGACGCGTCTTCTATATAACTAGGTAACTGCGTAGAGGTTGTCTGTGGTTGTACTACAGTTGTCCCGCCTTTAGCCATTGCTCAATTCCTTTTTGTATGTGGCGTACAATGGTTCCCAACCATTTGCCATCAACGGTTTTTTCCAACCAAATCTACCTGTCATTGTAGCAGTTTCGCATCCGTGTGCCAACGCCCATGCAGTAACATCGTTATTCATGTCTAATATCTGGTCTAATTCACCGCCAGCTAAGAACACGTTTAACACCTTCTTTCTAGGATATACCACAATTTCAGTCACAATACACCCCCTTGGGGCAGGCCACAATTGCATGTTACCTGTAGCAACCGCATCCACTATATCTTGGTATTCGTGTGTGCCATTTGCATACGCAAGAGCCGCCTCTATCCAAGGGCGACATCTCTCTAATTCGTTTATGTGCGTGTCTTTAGCCATGTAACCTCGTAATCGCAATCGTTGACGCAGGCGCTGCTGGAGCAAATGCCGTTGCCGTTGTCGCATCTAAAAACCCGCTTGTACTATCCACCGCCCACATCGCCTCCAAGTAATCCCCAGCGCTTACGTCAAAGATCGCGGAGCGCGACACAACTAGCACTGCGCCGTTCTGGTGTAAGGCGTTTTTCATTGTTGACCCCGTAACGTCAGTGCCGTTTATGCGAGGCCAAAACCAGAAATTGACTGTGCTGCTAGACGTTGACGCAATTTGCGCAGAAAAGCTAATCATGTATTGACCAGCTTCAGCGAACACAATGCGACTTGCGGGTGTGCCGTTTGTTACACCTTCGGCAATGCTAGAGGTGTACGTTAAAGCGTACGCCGTGTTTGTAGCTGCTGCTGTCTGGTCTGCCGTCACTGCGCCAGCGTATTGACCATCCTCCAAGACGATCTGCACGAACAGACGGGTTATCATCGTCAGTCTTAAACCCTAGCTTTGACAGGTTTTGCGACAAATACTGCGTGAGCTGCCTGCCCCACTGGTCAAGGCTTGCTCCGATAACTGGCAGCGTTGGGATCGGCATTACCGCTTACCCCCTTGCTGCGCATCGACACGAACAATACCAAGCCTAAACTCTGACCCGTCATCGGGCTCCACGCGCATCTTGAACTGGCGACCAGCGAAGCGCAATCCTGTCGGCGTCGCAGGGTTGAATGGGCCATGCTCTGTTTCAGCGCTGTTAGGATAGAACCTTGATTTAAACTTAACCTGCACGTCACCTTTTGTTCGCTCATCTGCAATCATTTGTGTAATGTGCATGATGTTGTCGCCATTACCAAGCTGTATCGGGCCAGTTTCGGCATACATGTTTGTCGCCCCAGTTCCCGTAATTTCATGCTCATAGACGTCTGTGCTGTCTACTAAAAATGGATGACGGAAGACACCGCGTGGCGCACCCGCAGTGCGAGACAATGAGCCAATATGCCAGTGATTTTCTTTGAAGTCGTAGGCAACATATTTATCTATTTCGCCCGTGTCAGACTGCGCATCTGATTGATAAAACCACCAAACCTCGCCGTATTCCGAATTATTCCACGCCCATACTTTTGATTTGTTGCGATCTTGTATTTCGCCAAAGATATGATCGTGAACATCACACGGTATTTCTTGCACTACGTTACCGTCAAAACGGAAAAAACCACGCTGCCCCATCCAAAACACGCCTGCGTCTGTATCAACGGCTGCTGCGCGAGATATTGCACCGCATGCTGTACCGACACGCTGGAAACCGTAAACAAAGGGCGGGCCGCTGTACCTGGCGCTGTGCGCGTCAACATCTGTCAATATCAACACCTGACCGCGAGTACGAATGCCCTGCATGATCTGACCTGCTGTCTGTAACTCAATGTCGCCAGCTTGGTTTGTTGCCGCCGCAGTCCATGACGTGTTGTTTTCAATGTCGCACCACTGCACCTTTCGTGGATTGCCACCTGCACCCAAAGCAAAAATCGTGCGTTCTTCTGTCACAATCAAACCTAGATTGCCCGTTGGCGCGTTCGCAAGTGCAGAAGCTGTACCGTATTGCTTCAAGCTAATATTATCAATGTACCATTCAGGCGTTACCGTTTGTATCTTATTGACCATGATAGTGACAGTCCCCGCTGTCGTAATATCAAAGTCAAAACTATGCGACCCATTTGCCACTTCTTCGCTAAGATATATCACTTCATTTGAGCCAAATATATCTACGCCAACCCTAACCCTTATAGTATTATTTGCGTTCAGCCCACCAACATCAAATGTTATGCGATGCTCGGCGGCGTTTACGCTAATATCTTGTGTCAGCGTAGTGGCTGTCGGGTAGTTGTGTGTTGCAGTATTTGGATAGCTTCCTGAACTGGATATTGTCCACCCAGTGGATGCTGTCCAAGATGTATCAGGTGTCGTTGAGAAGTTTCCGTTAGAAACTAACTCATCGCCAAGTCCAGTTTCAATTTGCCACTCAAGTATTCTTCCGTCCGCATAAGAGCAGGCAACAAGATATTCGCCCCAGTTATCAAGCGACCATGTGTTTGCCTCTGAATATGATCCAAACGAAGATCGCTCAGTGCCATATGTGTCATCCCCATATGCCCCGTAACCGTAGCCTGTTTCTAGCGTGCTATGCTCGTCACCATCGGTTAAATCAAGTGGCGTGATGTCATATACGGTGTTGTTTGCCGTAGCGACCTTTAACTCATTATACGATCCACCCGCATAAAAGCGTGATCCGTCATTAGCTTCCCATGTATGAAAACCGCGTATTGGATTTGTGCTTAAGCCAGTCTTGCGAGAGTTCCACCCGCCCACTGGGCGCAGCGTATTGTCACGCCAACGAACAAGAGAGGCATCTTGCCAACGACCCTGCCCCTCTAAATCTGTACCGTTTTTGTAAACACCCGCTGGTAAATCTATTGGTATTAAGGTCATTACGGTGTTCCCCCGTAAAC